GTTTCTTTGTCTTGTCTCTTGCTCTCTCGATCCATTAGCCATTGTGCAAACCGTGCAGTTCGTGTTTCTTTTGTGTCAGTTTCATCAGAGGTCATCTTGTTGTCTCTCCTTAATTAGTGCGATAATAGCTTCATCGTCTGTTAGTGATATTGGTTCCATGATAACCATGTAGTTAGCAATCTCTGAGCCAAAGTTGTTAATGACCAGGTTACGAATTACAACATGGTTAGGATCGATGAGAGCAAAATTGTACATTGATGGTACTCCACTCGACCCAATCTGTGCACCCCATCCAATTTGATTGCCCAGGGATGCGTTAAAATTTGTACCGGGGTTGTCGTCATCCAGGTTAAGTGTACACTCTGCCTGGCTCTGGTTAGTCAAACCCCACACATGAAATTCAATTACTTTCATACCATGGTTGATCCGTCCGTCGTCGGTGATAAGCTGTTTTTTCTCACCACCGTTGACACGGCCTCGTAGCGTGTATGTCTTCACTTCTTACCGCCTCGCTTAGCTTCTTTGTGTGCCAACTTAACCAGGCGTTTGTGATTGTACCCTTTACGGTACTTGCCGTTCTTGAGTGTGTGTCGCTTACGCAATCGCTTGTACGCCGCACCATATCGTCGGCTGTATGCACTAACTTTGCGTTTCTTTGGTGCTACCACTGCAGGAGATGTTTTGTTCATCATCTCCAGGATTGGTGCAAGTTGTGGATTTTGCATAATAAGCAATTGCATAAGCATGTCATTGTCCATCATGTTATCGACTCCTAGTAGGTGCAACTGCAGTCATAGCTGCAGCGATCAGGGCGGCAGTTGCTCTAGTTTGCATGTCAGGACTGGAGACCGCAACCGCAAGGGCCACGTCCCTCAAAGCAAGGTCTCCTTTACTAGAGCAACCACCTTGTGAGCAATCTTTGTCATGCGCCTGGCATGCTGCGTCAAGGCGGTCAATTGGCCGTACCTCAGGCACGGTGTAATAGTCCTCTTCTTTCATCGATCTACCATGTACCCAACCAGGACCGCAGTAGTTACCGTATATTTTCAGTGTACCACCTCATTGCTGAGAGAGTGCAAGTGCCATAGCTGCAGATTGAGAAAGTGTCTCAACTGTACATTCAAGGACTACAGCACATTGCGTAAGATTAGCTGATGCTGCTGCATTGCTGTCAACACCGAGGTAGATCTGTTCAACTGCAACCAGGTAACCGTTAGTAAAATGCTGAGGTGCTATGTCAAGTTCGTCGTTGACTTGTACAATCGCAGCAGTTCCATCGGTATGCAGTGATAGACGACCACTAGCAATAACAGATTTGTCAGTCATGTTGACCATTTCTGATTGCGATTGTGTAGTCAATTGAAACGCATCGACGATCGACGAGTTGGTTGTTGATGAGTCAACAGACTCTAGGGCTGTACCCCATTGTACAGCTATATTGTGAATTCTCAAAACAGATTTGCCCAGTGCGTCAACGTATGCGCCCAGGTCAATGCTAGTTTGTGCGTAGGTCGTGCCATTAAAGGCGGTGCTTGCTCGAATGAAAAAGGAATCACTTTTTGCCATAGTTTACTTTTTACACTACTAGGTCTATATACTTCTGCCAACCCTAGTCTTGAACATCGCCACTGTCGTGCTGGTGATAAATGGGGTACTGCCCCATGAATCGCCACGGTTTGCCTGATTTTGACCACTACATACATAAGTAACCGCTACGTCGCAATACTATGTGCGTAGTCTGCAACAACTGTTTGAACGTAACAAAATGCAAATATGGAGAAACAATGCTAACAAATGAGTCCCGATCGCCAAGAGTTGAGGTGTATTGTCCAATAAACATGCGACTTGTTGCCACTTGCAGGAGGTGTCAGGGATGACAGCATACAAAATAACACCGATGTGTGAAGATTGTGGCAAACATAAAGCAATCTGGGCACAAAGATATTCTAAAGAAGCTGAGGAAATATGGTTTCTTTGTGATCGATGCAAGGTGGAATGGCAATGAAAATTAACCGCACATACAGTATGGATTACGATTTAGTCATAGCGTTAGCAAAAAAAAACAACCAATCCTTTGAGGTTTGTAGAGCTGTAAGACAACACTTGTTCAAACATGACGATGTGTTACTATGCGACGCTACTGTTGACGAGATTCTAAGTCAATTAAATCTCTTATTTGACCCACATTCAACAGAAATGGAATTGTTGAGGACGATACGAGGGCTCAGAGCCAAGCGTACGCCATCATGACATAGTTTGCCACAGAGCTTCCAGCCACCGCAACCAAAGTACAAGCTGAAAGAAAGATGTTGAAGCGTATCATACCCTCTAAATTGGTTTCTTTGTCTTGTCTCTTGCTCTCTCGATCCATTAGCCATTGTGCAAACCGTGCAGTTCGTGTTTCTTTTGTGTCAGTTTCATCAGAGGTCATCTTGTTGTCTCTCCTTAATTAGTGCGAT